GGCCCATAGTCGTAAACCCGGACGGCGTAATCATTGGAGGGAATATGAGATACAAAGCCTGCAAAGCGGCAGGACTTACCGAGGCACCGGTATATGTGGCCTCGTGGGAAGAATCCAAGGCGAAAGAGTTTATCGTAAAGGATAACGTCGGCTTCGGCGAATGGGATTGGGATATTCTCGCCAACGAATGGGATGCCGTGGAGCTGGAAGAATGGGGGCTCGACGTGTGGACTCCGGACGAAGAACCGACCGAGGGTCTTACGGATCCCGACGAAGTACCCTCAGTACCCGAAGAACCGAAGACCAAACTCGGAGACCTCTATATCTTGGGGGAGCATCGTTTGCTTTGTGGGGACTCTACGAAGGCGGAAGACGTGGAGAGGTTATTGAACGGAGAGAAGGCCACCCTCATACACGCAGACCCACCATACGGAATGGGCAAAGAGAAAGACGGGGTGCTTAACGATAACCTGTACCGCGAAAAGCTCGACAAGTTCCAGATGGATTGGTGGAATGCATTCCGTAAGCATTCAAAGGATAACGCCTCAGCATATATTTGGGGAAACGCTCCGGATCTTTGGAGGCTTTGGTACAAAGGAGGACTTGCAGAAACAGAGAAGATAGAAGTTCGCAACGAAATCGTATGGGATAAGAAAGCGATACCGGGAATGAAATCCGACCTAATGCATCAATACCCGGAAGCCTCGGAGCGATGCCTCTACATTCAAATCGGACAACAATTCATAGGAAACTTGAACGCCGAAGATTTCCCCGAAGAGCATCGAGGACTTTTGACGTATCAACAAACCGAACTTGAAAAGTCGGGTCTCGATAAAAAGCAAGTGCAAGAGTTAACCGGGGTGCAAATGTTCTCGCACTGGTTTACCGAATCGCAGTTTCAACTTATCGGAGAGAAGCATTACCTCAAACTTCAAGAACACACTAATGCTTTCCCCAAACCTTGGTCGGAACTTAAAAGCGAATGGGACGCAGCAAAAAAGATTGTTCGAGGCATCATTGGTGAGAAACATTCGGAGATGCGCAGTTACTTTAATAACAGTCACGACATTATGCGGGATGTTTGGGAGTTCTCAAGAGTACATGGAGAAGAACGCCACGGACACGCCACACCCAAACCCGTCGAGATGATGGAGCGTGTGATGAATAGCAGTTGCCCATACGGAGAAGTTGTTGTTGAACCTTTTCTTGGTTCTGGATCTACGCTTATAGGAGCAGAGAAGACCGGGCGCAAATGTTACGGAATGGAACTCGACCCCAAATACTGCGACGTAATCGTAAAGCGATGGGAGGACTTCACCGGTAAGAAAGCAATTAAAGAAAATCAATAAAGCATCGAACGTTCTTTTAATATTGATAAGCCTCAAACAGAAGGGAGCGGGATGCTGGTTCCCTTCAATTTTGAAACACAATGGAAGCCGTAAAGACCAACACATCCAACACCAAAAAAGACGCGATGCTTGAAGCCTTGGATAAGTCCCTCGGTATCGTATCGACCGCTGCGAAGATGGTAGGTATCGACCGCTCGACCCATTACGCGTGGATGAAGTCGGACCCAGAATACAAGAAGGCGGTAGACTCCATTCAAGACGGCGTTCTCGACTTCGCAGAATCTCACCTTTACAAGCTCGTAAAAGAAGGCAACCCCGCCGCGACAATCTTCCTCCTCAAGACACGAGGAAAGACCCGCGGATATATCGAACGGCAAGAGATAGAGGTACAAGAGAAGAAGCCCCTCTCGTGGCTCGATGAGTAAACTACCCGCCACATATTACCACGTAAGGAACTCAAAGAAGCGGATACAAGTACACCAAGGCGGCACGCGCTCCGGGAAGACGTACAGCATCCTCACCGCCCTCGTAGAACTCTGCTACAAGAACTCCGGCCTCGTAATTACCATTTGCCGGAAGACCTTCCCCGCCCTCCGCGCTACCGCCATGCGGGACTTCTTCACCATCCTCGAAAATGAAGAAGCGTACAACCCCGAACTTCACAACAAATCGGAAGCTACCTACCAGCTATGGGGAAACCTCGTGGAGTTTATTTCGGTGGATCAACCGCAGAAGGTCAGGGGACGCAAAAGGGACGTTCTCTTTATCAACGAAGCCAACGAAATCACCCTCGAGGATTGGAGGCAGCTAATACTCCGAACTACGGAAAGAGTCATCGTAGACTTCAACCCCTCCGACGAATTCCACTGGCTCTACGACCTACCCGAACGCGATGACTGCGACTTCTTCAAGACCACGTACAAAGACAACCCCTTCCTTCCGGAAAGTGTACTCTTGGAAATTGAACGCTTCAAAGAAGCCGACGAAAACTTCTGGAGGGTTTACGGACTCGGAGAACGAGGAACCTCCCGCTCGACCATCTTCACCCATTGGAAAGAAATAGACCAAATACCGAATGAATTCAAACTACTCAACATCGGACTCGACTTCGGATATACGAACGACCCCACCGCGATTGTCCGAGTCTACACCGACGGCCACTCCTTCGCAGTCGATGAACTCTGCTACGCGACGCGCCTTACTAACTCAGATATTGCTAAAAGCCTCCGCGATAACGGAGTCAATCGATCGGATGTTGTCGTGTGTGACTCCGCAGAGCCCAAGAGCATCGACGAGATACACGGCCACGGATTCAATACTCACGGAGCAAGAAAGGGACGCGATTCGGTTAGAAGCGGAATCCAGTTCCTCCATTCGAGGCCGCTACTTATCACGGCGCGGAGTGTGAACCTTATAAAGGAGCTTCGCAACTACAAATGGAAGGAGGATAAGAACGGCAAGCAACTGAATGAACCCGTAGACCAATTTAACCACGCTATCGACGCGATGCGGTACGCAATCACTTTCAACCAAACGAACCCCAACTTCGGCTCTTACGCTATCGGGTAAGGAAACCGAACAAAGCAAGTTATTTATTTGATGGAATTACGCCTCCCTCATAGATGGTCGGATCTCACGCTCGGAGAGCTTCAGGTTATGATGACGAGCGAGAACCAACTCGAACGCATCTCCATTTGTACAGGGCAATCCGTAGAGAAGTTACGGACGATGCCGCAGAAGCTCATAGAAGCCGCCACAGCGCATTTAGACCAACTACTTACCCAAGAGACCGCACGATTCGAGAAAGTCGTAGAGATGGGCGGAAAACGCTTCGGATTCGTTCCCGATTGGGACGCATTTACGGCGGGCGAATGGATCGACCTGGAAGCGTACCTCGAGGACTTCTGGAAGAACGCGCATAAAGTGATGTCGGTTCTCTTCCGGGAAGTAACCTACGAACTCGGAGAGAAATACGAGGTAAAGAAATACACGGCCAAAGAAGACGCGTCCATATTTGAGGAGATGCCTGCCGACCTCGTATCCGGTACGCTGCTTTTTTTTTGGACTACCAGAAACGAACTGCTTCACGATATGAAGTCCTCTTTACTGGAGGTAGCGGGGGCAGCGATCCAGTCGGCGAAAAATGGGGGTGGTATCATGTCCTACACGCCCTCGCAGGCGAAGACCTCCTCAAGATGGACAAAATTACGGAGCTACCTATCCAAGTCGTATTCCAACACCTCAGCTATTTAAAAGATAAGCTCGCACATGATCACGTTCAATAACATAGTCGAACGCTTTAAGCTATTCGCGGAGAACCACTTCTTTGTTGAGACCTTTTCGTTTGGCTCTCCCGACGACGTAGACCTAACGAAGTTTACCAACTTCCCGCTTATGCATCTCGTATACACGGGAGCCACATACGACGCAGGGACAAAGACCTACAACCTCGAGGTATATATCCTTGACGTACCCGGCGATAAGACCGCAAAAGTCGACCGACAGAAGGAGGTGGTAAGCGATGCGGAACAATGTGCGGAAGACATTATCGCGGATATTAAGAACGGCGGCAATATCTTCCTCTTTGCGCAGGATTATGAAGTAGTAAACGCTACGACTACTCCACTCGAAGAAGAGACGAAGAACGTACTCTCGGGCGTGCTGCTTGACCTCTCCGTAGCTATCCCTTACGAGTGGGACGCTTGTAACGCTCCTATCGACGGAGTAGAGCCAGGAGGTACGGAAGTCACGTATGCGCGGCGCGGGGTGCTGCGTATGCTTACCCTTGACGGTGCTACTGACGTTCCCTCGGTGCGAACTATCAAGGTCACGAACGGCACGCTTACCGACGACGGAGACGGCGTAGTTACTTTGGACACGGGCGGAGTGGATACGCTCGCAGGGTTGACCGATGTAGACGTTACCGGAGTAACTGACGGGCAGGTATTGAAGTACGACGATGCCACCGGCGAATGGATCCCGGCCAACGATCAAAGCGCAACGAGCCTCGGTAACCTCGATGACGTTTCACTTGTTACACCCGCCAACCGCGAAGCCCTTATTTACGACGGAGATAATTGGGTGAACGATAACGTCACGAAGGCAGACGTAGGACTCGGGAACGTGGATAACACGAGCGACGCAGACAAGCCCGTTTCTACGGCTACGCAAACAGCGCTCGATTTAAAAGCGAATACGGCGGACGTACCTACGGAACTCAACGACTTAAGCGACGTAACCATTTCGGGCACGCCTACGGGTAACCAGGCGCTTATTTACGACGCTACTACAAGCGCATTCCAACCCCTCCCCAACTTTACCAATCGCTTCGAAGATGAGGCGGAAGTCAACAAGCAAGGCATCACACCGTTTGCGGAGCGCGTGTATACGGTCAAGGCTGACGGCGATGGAATCTTTATAGATCCCGAAAGCGACACCCCAGCAGCGGGCAAGGTAATTGTCCGCAAGATTTACCAAAAGGCGGGATTCCTTGAAAGCGGTGCGGTAATTGGTGACTTTACTTTAATTCACACCTTCGCAGATGATACCGCCTATTCTGCTACTACTTCCACGTTCGAAGGGTTCAGGGACGGCGACACCTACGGCACTCCTCCCTTTACGCTCATTCAGACGTGGGAGGAACAAACGGCGGCACCTGCCTTTACGGGGCTACTGAATGAGACGTACGGAAGCGGAGCCGCAGCGGCCTTCGGCACCCGTCGTTTAAATGGAAATTACACAGGGGCGTGCATGACTATCCGTAGAGCCTCGGACGGCACAACTACAACCATCGGCTTCGTAGGTGAAGAAATCGACGAGAGCGCCATTGAAACTTTCTGTACTGGCACTACTTGCACGGTGCAGGTATGGCACGACCAAAGCCAAAGCGGGGGAACGGGCAGCGGTAACGATGCAGAGCAAACCACGGCAGTCAATCAGCCTACCATCTACACGGGTGGGCAGCTTGTAAAAGAGGGCGGGCGTTTGATGCTTGGAGCCGCTTCAGGTACGGCCATCATGAATTTAGGAACTACGTTGACCGATTCGAACCTTGATATTTTTAGCGTTAACAAATCGAGCGGAACTGGAGCGTTCCTTTCTTCCGACCCGAACGATTTATTATGGATTTCCCAAAATGGCAACACCGACCCGCATACGGTTCGAATGGGAACGCCGTCTTATTATTTTGATGGCACACAATTCACAGGAACTACTCGAGCCGATTTATACAACGAGATAAACGGTGTACAGCATTTAATGGTCGCTTTAGATGTTGATGTCAGCGACGCTGTAAAAACGCAATTCGGTTGGTCAGATGTTGCTGGTTATCCTATGTTCCAAACGCAGGAAATTATATTTTTCAATACCGACAAATCCACCGACCGCACCAGCATCGAATCCAACATAGGCGACTACTTCACCCAAAACACGCCACTCCTCGACACGTA